GTTGCCCCCCCCGTTCACGAGACAGACGCAACGTCTGCCAAAGAACGCCATCCCCATTTCACCTTATCGGTGCCGAAGGGGCGCGGATCAGTGTCACCACCGACTATACTGGCATACAAGCCAGCGTAGCCGGAAAGTGCGCTCTTACCGCTCCCCTGACGGAGGAACGGCACCCACGCTTCCGCTCTGTGCAGCGCCTTGTTGTAGCGGCGATAGGTTACCAGACCTCCCTCAAACAGGGAGGTAGGTTGGCCTTTTCGCTTAGCGTTAGCAAGGTACCACTCATTGCAAGCAGCGCAGATGGATTTCACGACTTCAGTTGGATAACTGTAGTCCAATCGCCGAAGCAGCAACTGTGCTGACTCGACGAGTGAAACCCAAGCCCTAGCTGAGGTGCAGGTGCGGTAGTGTAGTTTTACTACACTCGCGTCGTAACCACACCAATACCATGCGCCGCAACTCTCTCGAACGAGAGTCCGCGAGCATGATTTGGCGCGGTTAATTACGAAACCGCATTTGGACAAGACATCGGTAACATCATCATAAGCCCACAAGGGGCAAATGATATCGTCACCGAACACACGTACCTTCATACTATGCGACTTACAGAAATGCTCTCCGTTGAGGAAAGCGCTGTAATTCACAGTAGTACGAACTAGAGCCCAGAATACCAGTGTTTCCAGAGGGAAACAAAGTGATGAGCCCATAGTCGCGAGAGACTCATTTTTAATGATCTCTCCGTCAGGTAGCCTGATATGGCTAGACCTGTAACGTGTGAGCAGCTCGAAGGCCTTCTTCGGGAGAAGGATCCGTCCAAGCGCTATCGAAAGCGTATCGGATGCATCCTTCAGATCAATAGTCGCAAGCTCGCGATCCAGGCATAATGCTTGGCTGAGCTCTTGTCTGCGGAAATTGATCTCCTTCGAACTGATGGGATGGGCACGGACGCAGCCTTCAAGAACTTTCCATAAGCCCTGTTGGGCGAATTGGAGTTCTTTAGGCTCTATGCAGATAATGCGAAGACTGCGAAAGTCTTTTGGCACAACCTGCATACGTGATGTTCTTGTAAGAACATCAGCCCTTGATTTGCGAGACGTCGGACACTCTGCACGCCATTCATATAGGCGCGCATCGCACCCGAATATCTCGTCAAAATCCCACTTGTCAGAACCCTTCTCACGTCCAGCAACGGCCCCAGGGCCGTGCTTGCCAAATGGGTTTTCGACCCACTGTGCAAGACGAGCATTAAGCTCGGTGCCATCCATTAGGACATCATGGAGCAACTTTCGAGTTGCCCAGATTGTCCTACGGTCCAGAGTGATCTCCCTCTTCGTAGTGATGCGTGCTTTGAAAGCACATGCTGCATCACTAGGGAGCATCATTGATGGTACGTCCTCGACCTTAGAAAAGGCGAGGGTCAATTGCCGGAGCAGCTGCACATAGTATGCTACTGTCCGGATTGGCACAAAGTCCAATCCGCCCCTCATACTAACACAATAGTTAGTATAGGATTGTTGATCGAACTTGTACATAGGCACGCCGTTGTCGTTAAATACCTCTTTGAAGAGGCAATTAAACAACGCGGGCAGACGACTTTTCCCCAGAAGATTAAAACCTTCTGGGACGTGCAATGGCTCCTCAGTCACCAACGAGATATCGATGGCTTTACCCAATTGGGAAAGCTGTGATACCACGAAGGTTTCGCCCTCATTCTGTATCCTTTCGGACACGTAATTGAGGTCGAACTGAAGGCATCGTACGACGTCTTGTGCTGAACGTACATCGAGAGAGAGTGTCTCCTTCAGATCAGCTAAGAAAGCTGTGAAGAAGGTTTGAGTCAGTGACATGATGGTCTCCCTTAATTGGGGTTTCCACACTGTACACTAGGGATGATCCCGTTGACTCTGCACCTAATTGCCAGTGACGTCTTTTGTCTGAAATAGAAACGTGATTAACACGTTAATGAAGTCAGAGACTGTCACAGCAATGTCTCGAATCCTCTCAAGAAACTGAGCCATAAGCCCTCCTTGGTTATGATCTAAAGATCACGACCTTCGATGAGCGCAGAGCGAGCGACAGTAGTCGCAGCGTTCGCACTCGAATCGTTAAGGAGGGATGCAAGCTCGGCCAACATGTACAACCGCTGATTTGTTGTCAGATCGGTTGCATCCTTTGGCAGAGAGATATCACACGTTGCAACGAGTGTGGCAAGTTTGCCTGTCGTCGCATTACGCATGGTATTCGAGAGACGAAGGATCACATGATCATTCGCCGATGACCCAATAGGGGTCATTTTCCGTATAATCTCAACAGACTTGGGCTGGCCAAGATCTCTCCCGGCCAGCTTCCACATTGACCCCGTAGGCCCGGTCGAAACCAGGTTATACGTCGTCTGAGTGGTGTTGTTGTAGTACGGAGTTAAGGTTGCAGCAGCCATAGTGTACCCTCTTCAGATATGGGAGTAAACTCCCGGTGGACTACACGTCCGAGACATGCCGCTGTCACAGCGGGTCTATCGGTTAACAACCAAACGCTGGAGTATTAACCCCAGTGCGTCGGTTGAGTGTAGAATTGAAAGGCCTCTTGCATTCAGTATGCCTTCATCAGCTGGCAGTCCAGGTGTACGCGTGTAGAATGTGGATTTTCCCCATTCACCGACGTATTGCCTAGGTAAGCCAAACTGCGTAATGCCAGAAGGGTAGTTGCCCGGATAGGGCACACCCAACACAAGTTCAGCACGATATTGGACCTCAGTTTTCACTGAGTGTCCAACACGGCTTATGAACTCACTGGCAAAGGCAAGACGTGGATCTGGACGCAGAAACCGATGCGAGTCGACAAACCAGTCGATCACAAAGGAATACGGCGTTAATTCCCAGAGAACGTCTAGCAGATCATTGGGTGTGCAACCGAGAACTTCGAGAGTACGATATGCCCAGTTAACTGGAGCATATTCTCTCCGTAATCGGTCACAGGATACGATCGCCGTTGTCCGGGGTTCGCTAAACACTAGTCTAGCAAAACCACCGGCCGTAGACGACCAAGCATTCTGTGTGCAGTACCCAAGGAAACCTGCATCTGAAGTTGTGGGAGGTGGAGTTGAAGGAACCAAGTCTCTTTTAATAGAGTATCTTGGCGCGATACTGCCCTCGAACCGATCCGGCGAACACACCTCGTAAAGCTTTACAAAAGAATTTGTAAAATTCTTAAGATCAAGCCACAGGGGTGTGAAACCATACCGAAATTCGAGGTACTTACCGGACAAGCTCTTCGAAAGTTCGAAGAGACTCACGCGAGCATCGTCGTAACCACGAACGATGCGGTGCGTCCGCAAAGTAGTTAGCAGCGCGAATGGATTTCTCAGCATTCGCAAGGTCTTGTCTAATTCGGCGATAGAAACCGCTAACTGCGATTTCGTCGCGCAAACGTCAGAGACCTTATCACTTAGAGAAGCCACCATATCTGCCCAGGGGATGTCGACAGTGGAAACGGGATTCCAAGCTGGAATTAACCCGAATCGGTTAACTGTCCACCTGTCAATGTACGGCTCATCTGTAACCATCACATCATGTGATTGGTCGTGGATGATAGATGCTGAATGCCTTGTATGGCTAACAGCATTGTACGGACGGGCACCGGGCGGTGACACTTCATCATCAATGTCTTGCTTGTCTGAGTATCCACTTGTACAACCAGGATGACCATCAGGGGATATGGAAATTCCATAACCCTGGCGGCTCGAGGTTATACTCGAAGGATACTGACCAGAAGACGAGCGATGACGACTCATATTCTCTCCCGACAAGGGGCCTGAAAGGGTGGTAATATTGCCGGGTGCGCATTTGCGCACCC